AATGATTAGGTATATGGTACTGAACTCATTAAGAGGTTTCAATGTAAAACACTCACACGAATGGGGTGATATGGTTTTATGTGCTGACGCAAAGGATCCTTGGCGTAAAGACTTCTTTCCTAGATATAAACACAATAGAAAATTACAAAGACAAGATGGTCCATTTGATTGGGAAAACATATTTAAAATACTAACAGAAATTAGAAATGAAGTTAGAGATAACTTTCCATATAAAGTAATATATGTAGAAAATGCTGAGGCAGATGATCTAATTGCTACGATTGTAAGTTTAAGAGAAGAAGAAAAGTATTTAATCATATCTGGTGACAAAGATTTTATTCAATTACAACATTATGGTGATGTCTACCAATGGTCGCCATTATTAAAAGGTTTTATAGGTGAGCAAGAGGATGCAGTTAGATTTTTAAAAGAACAGATTATCAAAGGTGATAGATCAGACGGTGTTCCTAATATATTAAGTGATGATGAGGTATTTGTTAGAGGTGAAAGACAGAAACCTATAAAAGCAAAACAACTAGAGGAATGGTGTAATGTAGATAACATACCTTTAGGGTCAGAAACAAGAAAACACTACAATAGAAATAAGAAACTAATAGATTTATCGCAGATACCAAAAACGATAGAAACTAATATTATAAATACATATAAGAACTATAAAGTAAAAGACAGGTCGCTCCTGTTACCTTATTTTATAGATAAAAAATTGAAGTCTTTGATAGATAAAATTAATGACTTTTGAAATGGAGTAAATTATGGCTATAACAACCGCAAGAGATATACAGATGAGTACCGAAGGATCAGGTGCTCCTACAGCAGATGAAATCTTTACACAGATTAATAATGCTAAAGACAAACCTAAAAAGATCGCTATTTTAAAAAGATACGATAACAAACCAATGAGGCAATTACTAAAAGCTGCCTTTGATCCTAAAATCAAATTTGATTTACCAGAAGGTAATCCACCTTATATTAAAAATGAGGCACCTGTTGGCACGGAACATAATAGTCTTGCTATGGAAGCAAGAAAATTATATCACTTTATCGTGGGTGGCAATAACACAATAAACCAGTTGAAAAAAGAAACTATGTTTATTCAGATGTTAGAAGGATTACACGAGAAGGACGCTGAAGTCCTAATGGCAATTAAGAATAAAAATCTTAATAACATTTACAAAGGTTTAACCGCACAAATGGTTAAAGAAACCTTTGGTTGGAATGACGATTTTGTTAGAATCAACAAATAATACGCATATATTTTAAGGGTGTTCACGCTTTGTTCTCATTAGAACACCCTAAAAACCCTTTAAAATCAACACTTATTAACGCTTGACTTTAGTAGTCAAATGTGTTACTATAAATAGTATAGAAAATTGAATTGAAAGGATAACATTATACATTATGAGAAAACAATTTTTAATAATATTTATAGTATTTACCTATATTTGGTCGTGGGCAATATTTAATGCCGTGAATGCAGATGATAGGATAACTACTACAACTGGTCACATTATAGTTGAAACTGTAAAAGGAACTGATATAGACCAGATGAAGATTATAGAATCTGAACTTGAGCATATTATGAAGAATCTTGCTTTAGAAGTGATACCACTTTTAGAAGCAGCATTACCTTTAATTATGGATAGAGTTATGACAGATTTGAGATTAGAATTAGATAAACAACACAAATGTTTATTGCTTAAAGACTCTAAAATTAAAGACAAAGATTGTAGTTAATATGATTGAAATATTTGAAATATTTTGGTCGGCACCTATTGAAATAAGAACATTAATCCTTGGGTGCATAACAATAGGAGTTATACAACATTACAATGACCACAAAGAGAAAACCAAACAGAAAAAATATGAGAATTAAGAAGGTTCTCAAGCGAGAGTTGGTGAGCAATAGAAAATACAAAACAACTTATAAAGATATTAAGAAATATTTTAAGTTGATTAATAAATCTATATTTAAAAACATACTTATGCCTTTTAATGATATACAATTAAAAGAATTAAAATGGCAAAAATGTTTTGGTCAAGTTGTACAATGGGAATGGAAAGGCAAGGGTACTTGTCAATTTCATTTAGAAATGTTGCCATATTACAGAAATAAAAAAGAATTTGTGGACACATTAGCACACGAAATGGTACATCTTTATCAAATGAATTATGCAGGTGATACAGGTAACCATAACAGATTATTTTATAGTTTTAGACCGAAGTTAAATAGAATCGGTATAGATATATAATAAAAGAAAGTTATATTATGGGTAGAAAAGTGAAAGAATTGGATCCTTATATTAAAGGTAGAGTAGGTGAGGCATTGATACAATTAGGTCAACTTATAAAACCATCTAATTTATCAGGCACAAGTAAATTATATTATACAGGTCAATGGGCAAAAGATATTTACGATAATTATACATTTAAACAAGCAGAAGTTATATTTAAGAAAGTAGAAAAACTTAAACCACAATTAACTTTTTATCAATCAAAACTAGAATCATTTAAAGACCACGAAGGTAAAGAGTGGACAGGATACGATTATTATGCCACAAAAAATTAATACTAAAAAAATTATAGACAAGTCTTGGTTTTATACCAAAATATTATTTGGTCTAATGATTATATCTGCTATTGCGTTTGGATATGGTACATTTAAACCTAATAACATTGCTATTAAAAATGTAACTCAAAAAACAGAAGAATTTTATTTACAAAAAATACAAGATTTAGATTTAAGAGAACCTGAATTTTCATATATCAATGATATTCAATTTGTAAGAGCAATGCACAAATGTATTGACTATGTAAATTTCACAACACCTAAAAAGTTTAGAGTACCTTATGAAATGATTATAGGTCAGGCCGCACTAGAGTCTGGTTGGGGTAAGAGTAGATTTGCTACCGAAGGAAATAATTTATTCGGTATTAGAACTTGGACAGAAACAGAACCACATCTATTACTAATGGGTGTAGAAAAGTGGCCAGGTTGGGGAGTAAGAATATTTGCTAGTAAATGTGATAGTGTAAAAGAATATATTAGAATTTTAAATACACATCCTGCTTATAAAGAATTTAGAGAATTAAGACAATCAATGATAGATCAAAATAGACAATTAGATTCTATCGTTTTAATCAAAACTTTAGATAAGTTTTCAACAACACCAGATTATGACCAGAGAGTCATAAGAATGATTAAAAGAATAAGAAAATTAGAAGAAGACAATAAATAATCAAATGGTTTTAATTATATTAACTTTTATATCGGCGATAAGCATATCTTTAATTGCTGCTGGATATTCTATTATAGGACTGGCAACATTATTTGCTGGTGCTGCTATACCTATTATTGCAATGGGTTCCGCACTAGAGGTAGGTAAGTTAGTTGCTGCCACTTGGTTGTATCATAATTGGCGATCAGATGTACCTAGACTTTTAAAGACATATTTATTTACATCAATAATAGTATTAGTATTCATAACATCAATGGGTATCTTTGGTTTTCTATCAAAGGCACACCTAGATCAAGTTAGACCAACAGGTAATAATGCAGTACAAATATCATTAATAGATAAACAAATAACGCAACAGAATATTATTATAGATAGAGCAGAAAATACACTTGATAGATTAGACGCTGCTTTAGATGTTTATATAGCAAAAGAATATGTTAGTAGAGGACTTAAAGAAAGAAAAAAGCAGAAAGAAGAAAGAGAATTTTTAAATAATGAGATAAGAGTTGCAATGGATGAAATTGCTAGACTTATAAATGAGAAAAGTGATATTGAAATAGAACAATTAAAAATAGAGGCAGATGTAGGACCACTTAAATATGTTGCAGAATTAATATATGGTGAAAATGCAAAAGATCATTTTGATAAGGCAGTTAGGATTGTAATATTAGTATTAATATTTGTATTTGATCCACTTGCAGTATTACTATTGATTGCTGCTAATATATCATTGAAACAATGGAGAGATAAGCGAAATGAAAAGAAAAAAATTAAAGAAGATGAAGATAAAGCGAAGAAGAAACAAAAAGATTGGCAGACGGAATCTATTAACGCAAAAGCTAGAGCGAAAAACTACCGAGATAAGCAAAAAATTTATAAAGACTTTTTTGCAAAACTAGGTAAAAGAGAATTAACGAATAGAGATTATGAACAATTTTTTAACAAAATGGGATCAGAAGAACTTAAAGGTCTAGGTTTGGATCCAGATGAGATAAGACTTAAACTAGATCAGATAATGGAGTGGAATGACCCGAATAATAATCCTAATAAATAGTTTACTAATATGAAAATAATAGAATGGCATAAAGGAAGAGTTGCTTGGTTTAAAAGAAAAACTGGCGTATCTGATTATGGATTACTTTGGTATACATTTATCAAAGGTGTTATAATCGGTATAGTAATTATGTTATTAACAGGTTGTGGTACAGCACCAGCGTGGTTAGCAACAGGTACAGGTGCGTATTCAGAATATAAAGTAATAACATTTAGTAAAGCAGGTGTAGACCTTTCTTTATCGGCGGCAGATTTGCCTACAACCAATGACTTTGTATTGTCTAAAATTACAGGTTATGATTGTAGGATTAGTAGAGTATTGGATGAGAAGAAATTAGAGGCAATTTGTGAGAACATAAAGGTGTTCCCACCAGAAGAAACTAACATTGACAAACAGGACAAAAAGTGATAGTATATATAGAAGTAGAATCAAATAGAGGAAACAATGAATAAAATATTAATAGTATTAACAAGTATTATTCTTATGGGTTGTTCAGTTACAAATCCAAAATTATCATTTGGTAAAAAATGCGTAGAAAAAGGTGACCAGGTTCACTATTCTTATGTATGGATATATGATAAAAATGCTGGATTAGTAGCAGATGAAATAACTTGTGAATTAATAGACAAGAAGTAAAATGCTTTATACAAAGCAAAGACAAGACCAATTGATTAAAAATGCTGAATCAATGATGAGTAAGG